GCACCACAACCCTGACGTTGTGGTGCGGCCCGTCCTCCGTTAGGAGGCGGGTTGCTCTGCTATAGTACCGTTCTGTAGTGGTCACCTGGCAAGGTGAATGTCGTGTATCATCTTTGGCCCCGCCAAGGCCATAGGGCGCTGCGTTACTGAGAAGTTTTTTCCGGCCCGACAAAGAATGTCGTCTATATATCGGGGAGGGTTCCGTTGATCCGATAGATATTCGATTGACGATACACCACTAACATCTTTGCCCCCAGACCCAAAGTTTCACAAAAACGCTAAAAACTCAACAGTCACCACCATGTCCGGTATTATCCGCAACTCTTTTCTCGCTTCTGTTCTCGCCACGCCTCGCGCTGGCACCATCGATGCCGATAACCTTTATCGGCGCTACAAATCTACCATCCGCACCTCTACTACCCTCGGCGGGAATGAAGATTCCCGCCTTCAACAGATCACTTATGAGGTGGGGCGCGCTACCGACACTAAGGGGCGCGCCTTACGTCGCCCCGCCGAAGGAACTACCGTCGTTGAGGCGGCATACCCCACCCCCCCCGCCCTGCAGGAGGATTTCGTCGGTTTAGCCAAGAAGTTCTCGAACTTCTCAGCTGATTTCGGCTGGTCCTCGCTCGCTAGTGTTGTTGAGCGGTTAGCTCGCGGTCTCGCTGCCACGTCCGTTTGGGACAATGTGACATCGACAGACCTCAGAGCCGGACGCGCACTCACTATCGACGCCCTCGGCACCTTTGATGGCCCCGTATCCCCTCTCACCACTACGGTCTTCATCCCCCGCCTTGTAAACACCATCTTAACCGGTGATGTTTTTGCCGTGTTAGCCAACGCGGTGGCCGGGGCTGGGGCCGGGGTGGCCACCGACGTCGTTGAACTCGACGCGATCACGCGCCAGCCTATCGTCGCCTTGGTCGACGGGCCCGGCCTACCCCGTGCGATCGTTGCAGCCCTCCGCATTCTCGGCGCAAATATGATCGCCGCCGACCAAGGTCCGCTCTTCGCTTTTGCCTTAACCCGTGGCATTCATCGCGTCGTCTCCGTCGTCGGTCACACCGACGAGGGAGGTTTGATACGCGACACCTTACGGCTCGGAGACTTCGGCACTCCGTTCGGCGGCATACACTACGGTCTCGAGCCTTATGCGGGTATCCCCGCCCTCGCGACAAATTCATCTATCGAGGTGAGTGCGTACGTCGATGCCCTTGCCCTCACCTCCGCCGCCCTCGTCGCCCACTGCGACCCGGGCATGGAATACGACGGTCGTTGGTTTCCCACTTTCTACCTGGGCACCTCGTCCGACGACCCAACCCTCCGGCCAGGCTCCCAGACCGAATACACCCCTGCCATGGGCCTTCGCAATCGCGCACAGTTCGTTGCCAATGTCGCCAGCTTCTGGGACATCTACATCCCAAACCTGTCCACCCTCTTCGCGGCCAATGGTGACGCCGCTGTCGCCACCACGGTCGCCTGTACCTTCACACAGCTGCTCAATGGTAACTCCCGTCACCTCGCCTTCCCCTCCATCGCTCCATACTTCTGGATCGAGCCGACATCCCTGCTTCCTCACGACTTTGCCGGGACACGAGCAGAGGCTGAGGGGTGTGGTAGCTTTGGTGGGCGGGACGCCACCCGCACCCATGCTGCCTGGGAGGACATCGTCTCCGCCTCTCCTCGCGACACTGCCTTCTCCGGCTACCACGCTGTCGTCCGCAACCCTCGGTCAGCTTGGTTCTTCGCCCACTGGCTCAATCACCCGCTCAATGGGCTGGGAGCTATATCTGTCCGCCAACTGGATGCTAATGCTATCATCCACCCCGGCGGCGACGCGGAATACCCTGACGTCCGCGACCGAATTGAGAACGGCGTCGACTGGACCCGACTCCTCTGGGTGCGCGGCCAATCCCCCTTCTGTGCCCCCGGTGAGCTGCTCAACCTAGCCGGGACCGTCGGCATGTATGTCAAACATGTCACTTTCGATGATGACGGTTTCCCGAACGTCGAACACGTGCCGACCGCGCTTGAATTCCTGCATTGTGACATCACTATGCATGTCGGCCGGCCTATGGGGCTACAAGTCGGCCAGTCGAACGCCCCTGACCTCACTGTTAGACGCGCCAAGACGCGTGCCGCTCGCGAGCTTGCCGCCGCCTCCGCACGTGCTCGGCTGTTCGGTCGGCCTGACGTCGGTGAGATGCCTACCCTCGCCTCTGCCCCTATCCTACGGTCACGCGCACCCCACGACCGTGACGAAGGCAGGAACGAAAATACTGGCGGCGGTTCGGCGGGCTGGGTACGCGGTGCTATGGGCGGCGCAGATGTCGAAGGGCCCCCGCCACGTGAACCCACTGGTGCGCCCCGACCCCCCGTCCCCCACTATGAACCCGTGCGGTTCCCGGCCATCCAGCGGGCTGGCCTCAACGTCCCAGGAGGGGGTGGTGTTGCGATACCACCAAACCCTCCCCACCTGAATATTGTCCATGACGGTCCTGATGATGATACCCCTGCACCCCCTGTCGCCATACCCGGTGTTGCCCCACCTGAACGGGCCGAGCGTCAATGAATCCATTAATCATTGAACGAGCTCAGGCCTATGGGCCAGTCGGTGAATATCTCTTGTCTATCTTCCGGTTTTTTCCCGATGCTCCGCGCGGATATGGCAGCGGAAGCTTCGTTCGTGACCTCGTGCGTCTGCAGGGCTCCATATCCGAGCTTAGGCGCCACCACCCCCTCTTACCTGTTGCCCTCTCTCTCCTTTGCCTACCCTTCCCTCTACAGATCGCTGTCAGCGAGTCGAGTATTATCGACCTCGCCCGGTCTGGTCTTGGTATCCCACTGTGTTACGTCCAGAACGCCCGCCCGAACCCATCCTTGCTCGCTATCGCTGGTCGTCACCTGTCTGGTGACGTACAGCAGAACGCGAGCTACCTCGTCGGCCGTTTCCTCAACGACTCGGAGTTCTTGGGGGCGTGCTATCCATCCAAACCGATAGCCGCCGCACGGACCAAGATCAACGTCAAGATACACGACCTTATCCGCTCCTATGTCGTTGCTAAGCACGGCCACGTTGTTGGGCGGATCGGGCTCCTCACCGCCGGGTTATTGTCTGAGGACCAGTTCTGCTCCCTGCTCATTTACGGTCTCGGGCTCGCTACGCGCATTGGCCCTTTCGGGTGGGACTTCGCCGTCAAAGTCGTCCTTGAACCCAAGAGTGGGAAGAGCATCTCTGTTTGTCTGAAAGCTCTCGGTGCCAACTCCACTCCGCTGGGGGCGATCATGGTGGAGACTGAGACGCTCCAGGGTCGTATGGCCGGCGAATGTGACATCGACGCGGACGTTGCCTACCGCACTGATCCCATTGAGTGCGCCAAGAAGACCATCGTGACAGACGCTGACCAGATACGGCCCCACATCCGAGCGATACTCGACCTTGAATTATCGGGCCGGGACTGCACACTACCCTCGCTCGAAGAATGGTGGTCCTCCCGGTGGCTCTGGTGCGTGAACGGGTCGCAGACCAGCCAATCTACGGCCGATCTCGACGTCGATATCTCGTCCACGGACCGCACTCACACTCGAGTCTATCGCCGGATAGTTAGCGAGGCCCGGGAACTGGAACCTGTATCCGACTGGTCTGGCCACACGACAGTCTCTGCCAGCAAGAAACTCGAGAATGGAAAGACTCGCGTCATACTCGCCTGCGACACGAACTCTTACTTCGCCTTCTCGTGGATACTCGGGCAGACACAGAAGCTGTGGCGCGATGAACGCGTGCTCCTTGACCCCGGCGGTGGTGGCCACCTCGGCATGTGTCGGCGAATACGAGGTGCTCAGCGCGGAGGTGGAGTCAACCTCATGCTCGACTACGATGACTTCAACAGTCACCACTCCAACGTCAGCATGAAGGTACTCTTCGACGAGTTGTGCGCAAAGTTCAACGCTCCCGAGTGGTACCGTGACCTCCTCAATCGGTCCTTCGACGATATGTGGGTTCGGGTCGGCGGCGACTGGAAACGGATCGTCGGCACTCTCATGTCCGGGCACCGCGGGACTACCTTCATCAACAGTGTCCTGAACGCCGCTTACATCCGCGCGAGTTGCGGCGCTGCATACTACGACAAACTTCTTTCCCTCCACGCGGGAGACGACGTGTATGTGCGCTGTAACACCCTTAGTGACTGTGAGAAAATACTGCGGGATACCCAGGCCTTCGGCTGTAGGTTAAACCCGACGAAACAGTCTATAGGGTACGTCGGCTCTGAATTCCTCCGGGTAGGCATCGGCGTACGTGAGGCGTACGGGTACTACGCCAGGGGGGTTGCCTCTTTCGTGTGTGGGAACTGGACCACACTCGACCCCCTCCAACCCTTCGAGTCCTTAACCAGTGCAATTTCTGGGGCTCGAACCCTTATCAACCGGTCAGGCTGCCACGACCTACCCCGGGTCCTCGCCCCCGCCCTTCGTTACATCAAGGGGGTGGGGACCCGCCGGCTCATCAAATTACTCGCTGGTGAGATCGCCCTCGACTCTGCTCCCGTCTTCAATACGGACGGAAGAATCCGGAATCTGACCCCGACCTTGCCCCGCGCCGAGCCTTTCAAGGTCCCCTCTAACTGGCCCCGCTTCGCGACACGTGACTACCTCACTTCACACGTGTCACCCGTTGAAGCGGCCGCGATCGAGTTCGCGGGTACGGATGTGTCAACCCTACTTGTTGCCTCTAGCTATTCAAAAGGGCTTAACAAGCAGGTATTGTCCTCCCTACCCAAACCCTCGTTCAAGGCCGCTACCCCACGCCTCGCTCGTGGGTTCATTCACGCCGCAG